ATGATTACGATGAATGATTTGCTTGGATTACTGACTAATCCGGACAGGATAAGAATTTTCAAAGGAGATGAGGAAGTATTTACGGGATTTGTAGCATATCCTGAGATCGGTTTCGGCCAGAACATCACAAACTTCATGGGTATGAATGCAGCAGTATCTGATACCGTATCCGCAAAGAACGAAATTGCGACTCCTTCCAACCTTGAGGGCATCGTAGGCCAGTTCGATGCATTCAGATGGGGCGTACAGAGAAGCATCGGAGCACATCTCATCGAGTATGGCGATCCTGATGGTCTCGGAGATCTCCAGAGACAGAACCAGCTGGCAATCAGAGCCGAGATCGTTTACGGCATCGGCATTCTTGACGATAAGGCGTTCGTTAAGATCAACAAAGGCGCGTAAACCGGAGAATAGAAAATGAAGTACCTGTATAAGCAGACAGGTGTAATCGTAGAGTCCAGCATCCCACTGGACTCTTCGATCTTTACACCAATGAAAGACGAGAAGAAAGCGGAAGCGAAGACAGAGGCGCCTGTCAAGAAACCAGTGACAAAAGCTCCGGCAAGAAAGACAACGGCATCCAAGTCAACAACTACGCAGAGGAAGTCTACTGCCAAGAGGACAACTTCAACAAAGAAATAGAGGTGTAGACATGAGCTATGCAACGATTGAAGATGTCCAGAAAAGGTGCAGGAGGACACTTTCTGCGACCGAAAGGACCGTGTGCGAGACTCTTTTAGAGGATGCAGCGGTAATTGTAGACGCATACAACAAGAAGGCTCCAGAAGACGCAAAGAAGATGGTTTCCTGCAATATGATCATCAGAGCGATAGGAGATGGAGAAAGTGCACAGGTTCCGATTGGCTCCACACAGGGTACAGTGTCAGCACTGGGCTATTCGCAGACATGGACGATGGGCAATGGCTCAACAGGTGAGCTGTATCTCAGTAAACTGGACAAAAAAGTGCTCGGAACGAGCTGTAAAATCGGCTTCATGAGTCCTTTTTTCAGTGGAACAGGAGAAGACGATGATTAAGGGAATCACTGTAATACTTTACGAGAAACAGCAGACAGGGAAAGATGCGTTCAATACACCGATTTATGAAGAAACCGCGGTGCCAGTGGAAAACGTGCTCGTTGCGCCGGCGCAAGAGCAGGAAATACTGGATGTTCTGAACCTGACCGGAAGAAAAGCAATCTACACATTGGCTATTCCAAAAGGGGATATCCACAACTGGGAAGATAGAGAAGTGGAGTTCTTCGGGGAGCGCTGGCACACGATCGGGATGCCGATCAAGGGAATTGAGGAGATGATACCTCTTTCCTGGAACATGAAAGTGAGGGTGGAGCGATATGGGAAAGAAATGGAAAGTTGAGTTAAACAAAGAGAATATCAATGCTCAGCTGCTGAATTCCAGCGAAATCGCAAGTATCTGCGAAGGACACGCGAGAGATATCCAGTCGAGATGCGGATCAGGATATACAGTAAAGACAAACAAGGTAGGAGACCGTGTGAGTTCACTCGTATTCGCAGAAACGCAAGAAGCCAGACTGGACAATCTGAAACACAACACAATTTTGAAGGCGGTGGGCAGATAATGATAGAATTGAGCATTTTGCGCTATCTGGAGAACAAGCTGCAGGTTCCGGTGTCTATGGAAGAATTAAACAAGGCAGAGAATCATGTAGTTATTGAGAAAACAGGAGGGCGCGAAGAAAATCAAGTTTATTACGCAACCGTGGCAATTCAGTCCGTAGCGAAAAAGCTTTTAGAGGCAGCGGAACTGAATGAGGAAGTGAAGAAGGCAATGAGAGAAATTGAGGAGCTGGACGATGTGAGCAGCTGCACGCTCAACTCGGATTACAACTTCACTGATCCGACAACAAAGAGATACAGATACCAGGCAGTATTTGACCTGGTGCATTATTAACGCAAGGAGGAATAAGAAATGAATAAGACTGAAAATGTTTCTACTGGCGCTCCTAAAATCGGCGGATACGCTTATAAAGCCCCGGTAGGTTCGACTCTTCCAACTGACGCAAAGACTGCGCTGGAAGAGGTATTCAAGTCTCTGGGCTTCATCTCTGAGGATGGAGTAACAAACAGCAACTCTCCTGAGTCTGAGGATATCAAAGACTGGGGCGGCACTACAGTACTCAGTGTACAGAGTTCCAAGGACGATACATGGAAGTTCACTCTGATCGAGTCCAAGAACGTGGAAGTTCTCAAGACCGTGTATGGCGATGAGAACGTGGTAGGCGATCTTGAGACCGGAATCACCATCAAGGCCAATGCAAACGATCTCGATTATGCAGCATATGTTGGGTATTTGTCCATCCCTGCCATTGAATTGGAGCTTCCGGTGATGTCCGAATGGGATTATCCCCGGCTGAAGATCGCTCCCTGCCGCTATGCAGGCTCCACAAAGACCGGGGATCTCGTCATTGCCGGACATAATTACACCCGGCATTTCGGGCCGCTGTCCAAGCTGTCCGAGGGCGACCAGGTCATTTTCACCGATATGGATGGTGAAATATGGGTCTATGAGGTGGCTGCGGTAGAGGTGCTGGCTCCTACCGCCATCGAGGACATGACGGCAAGCGGATATGATCTGACGCTGTTCACCTGTACTTACAGCGGAACTAGCCGCATCACTGTCCGATGTGACCGACAGCTGGCGAAGGCGCATCAATGACACGGAGTGTATCTTGGGCATAGAGTGCGTAGAGAACTGCTCCAAAGCGGATGTGCTTCAAAAGGCATCATAGCGTAGACAGTTTTCAAGGAGACTCAGATATGGAAAGGATAAAGAGCATTGAGCCAATTCAAACAGGCGAAACAGTAAAGAGCGTAGTGCGGGGCAAAGATTTGACCGGGCAGCGTTTCGGCAAGCTGGTGGTCCTGGCGCCTACCGATAAACGAATGGATAGCGGAAGCATCGTCTGGCACTGTCAGTGCGATTGCGGTAATACGGCGGAGGTCACCGCAAGGCGGCTGGTTCGGGGAAAAGTGCGCTCCTGCGGTTGCCTGTCCGACCCACCGCCCAGGGACTATATCGGAAAGGTATTCGGCAGACTGACCGTGATAGGTTATGCTGGGAGAAAAAGGAAAACGACAGAGCGTTCTGCCGCCACCATTACCTATTGGCGGTGCCGCTGTTCCTGTGGAAAAGAGATCGTTGTGGCTCAGCCGGAGCTTCAAGATGGCGATACGCAAAGCTGTGGTTGCTTGCAAAAGGAACATGCCAGGGAAGCGCTGAAGCTGGTGGACGGTACTTCCGTGGCCATTTTGGAGCGGAATCAGAAAGTACGAAGTTCCAACACCAGCGGCTGCACCGGTGTGACCTACGATAAGCAGACCAGAAAATGGGCGGCATACATCAATTTCAAGAAAAAGCGCTACTGGCTCGGACGGTACGTGGATAAAAACGATGCGATAAAGGCGAGAAGGGCCGCAGAGGAACTACACGAGGATTTTCTGGAATGGTATTACCGCACATACCTGGAACAGGCGGATACGGGCAGCAGACCGGAAGGAGAAAAAGGGCAGTGTTTGCACGTTTGA